CGGTAAGTTCTGGGCTGATGACCAGCTGGACTCACTGTTTGAAGACAAGCTGGAACGGGAACTGCAGGAACTGTTCCAGCTTTGCCTGGAGTGGAGCGGTGAAGGTTGGGTAGTGGAGGATCTCAGTAGCGGCGCGTATCTCAAGCTTGAGAAGGTTGCACGCGGAATCGACCGCTCAGACCTAGTGGCGCTCACTGGCTTGGCACTGCTGCCAGCGGATCATGAGTGGCGCCGGGAGTCCTACCCCTGGCCGGATGGTTCCGGCGGTGCTCTGGCTCCCGCGCTTGCCTAGTGGCGCGATCTGCTGTAATGTATTTCACGAGACCCAACCCATAGGCTCACACGATGACTCGCTACACCACCGAACAGCTGGCGTCCTTCCCCTGGATCGTCAGCACTGACACGTTGCGCACCGATCACTTGGCGGATGCCTACCTTGGCGCTTTTGACCGCTTGGAGCAAGACATACCGGAACCGTTCCGCTCAGATCTGCAGCAATGCGCCGCTTACGCTTCGGACCTTACCGGCCCGGAACCGTGCGACGCCTGGGATGAGGCTACTGCCTGGGCTTTCGACCGCCTGAAAGATCTGGCGCCGACTGGTTTCTACTTTGGCGCGTCCGAAGGCGATGGCTCTTGTTTCGGATTCTGGTTGCAGGAAGAATGGGCAGAGTGCCTGGAGCATTGCGGCTTTGCTGCAGACTCTGACCCTGCGGCTTTGGTGCCGATCATCTCTGAGCTGTGCAGTTCTGGCGTTGATCCCGATACCTACCAAGACTGCTACCAAGGCGAGGCAGAAGGCTACACCTCAGAACAGGCCGGGGCAGATTACGCTCAGCAGTTGGCCGATGAGTTAGGACTGCCCCCCAAGCTTGACGGCGCCAGCTGGCCAATGAGTTGTATTGACTGGCAGGCTGCTTGGCGCGAACTAGAGCTTGGCGATGCCTACTGGTTACAGCGTATTAACGGGAGCCAATGGGCAGTATTCCGGCCTTGCTAACTGGCGTTCTTACCGATCAACGGCCCGGCCAGTAGGTCGGGCTTTTTTCGCGGCGCTCGCTACGCTCGCTTGCGAAACGTGAGACCAAAGAGGTTACCATAAGAGCACAGCAGTTTGTGACATTAACCGTGGAAGAATCCGCTTCCCACGAAGTAGAAAAGCCCACCACCGTCGCAAACGATGAGGCAAAGCGCTGGCGCGGTGGGCGCGGCCCTGCAGACAAGGTGGAAGAGCGCGTGAACTGGTGTTATGCGGAAATCTTGCGCGGTGGAACACGTCGCCAGGTGACCGCTCGCCTTACTGAACGCTTCGGAACGTCCCTGAGAACGGCAGACTCTGACTATTCGCGTGCTTTGGAGCTTTTAAAGGTTGAGCAAAGTGCTACAAGGTCGGATCTGCTGAACCAAATACAAGCGCTCCGCCTTGCGACGGTGAGAAAAGCCCTAGCGAAGGGTCAACTGCAGACCGTAGCAATGCTGCTCAAGGACATGGGCGCGGTGATTGGAGAGGCTGCACCAGAGCAACAGGCCGCCGCTGCACCCACGCTGAACATCACGGTGGAAGACAAGCGCCAGGGCTAGCCATCTGGCCGATAGTGTGCAACAATGGGAGGCAAGCTAACCCCGCTCCCCACCATGGATCGCCTCCTTACCCTCGCCGCACTGCTCACCGCTTGCGGTGTGCTCGCGATGGGCGCCGACAATGCGAACCAGCTGGCACGCTGCGAGTCTGCCGGACGCTCCGCTGCCGAGTGCCGCCTGGTGGTGCTCGGTCGCTGATCCGCGCGGTTAATACCGCCAGCCGCCCCGGGACTGAGAATCATTCTCACCCGGGGTAGGGTTCGGGATCGGCAAAGGGCAGGTGCGGCCCAGGGAACCTACTGACATATCCTCAATTTCTTCTTCTGTACTACACCGGGGGCAGGGTAGCGATTCCTGTAATACCCTAGAAAGTACCCATACCACCAAAAATGCCCGATTCTGCTGGAGCACTCACCCTTCGCTACGCCCAAGGCGAGGTGTTTTCCAGCCGAAAACGCTTCAGAGTATTGGTAGCTGGCCGAAGATTTGGCAAAAGTTATCTGTCATGTATCGAGTTATTGCGTGGGGCGATCGAAAGGCCGGGCGAAACCTTTTTCTATGCCGCCCCTACATACCGAATGGCGAAAGACATTGCCTGGAAGGTAATGAAACGCCTCGTCCCAAAAGCCTGGATCAAATCCAAGAACGAAACGGACCTCAAGATCGAGTTAGTGAACGGCTCGACGATCGAACTAAAGGGCACTGAAAACGCCATGGCCCTGCGAGGCCGCAGTTTGGCTGGCGTCGTACTCGACGAAGCCGCATTTATGGACGCCGAGGTCTGGTTCGAGGTGATCCGCCCCGCCCTCGCGGATAAACAAGGCTGGGCATTGTTCATCTCAACGCCCGACGGCACCGCCAGCTGGTTCTACGAACTCTGGCAATACGCCGACAGCGGCGACAAGGACTGGAGCCGCTGGCAATTCACCACGATCGACGGCGATAACGTCCCCCCGGAAGAAATCGAAGCCGCCCGTGCCCAACTCGACCCCCGCACCTTCCGCCAAGAGTTCGAGGCTAGCTTCGAGAATCTCAGCGGTCTCGTTGCCGTCTCATTCGGCGACGACAACATCGACAAACAAGTCCAAGACCTTCCGATTTTGCCCTTGCTGCTAGGCCTCGACTTCAACGTGGAGTTTATGGCGGGCGTGTTTGCGGTCAAAAAAGGCGAAGACCTGTGGGTATTTGACGAACTGATCCTTACAGGTGGAGCGACAACCTGGGATTTCTGCGAGGCTGTCCAGCAAAAGTTCGGAATTGAGCGCCGCATCATCGCGTGCCCCGATCCGACCGGCGGCGCTCGTAAAACAGCCGGCGTCGGCCAAACAGACCACTCAATTCTCCGCAAATCAGGCTTTACGGTGTCTAGCCCTCGCGCACCATGGAAAATTCGAGACAAAATCAACGCCGTAAATATGGGTTTGCTTGACGCCACAGGTCGCCGCCGCATCCATATCCATCCCCGCTGCAAAGAACTAATCAAGTCCCTACGAACCCTTACATACGCACCAAACACGGGTCTACCTAACAAAAACTTGGGAGTTGACCATGCTTTCGATGCGCTGGGCTATCTCTGCCTACAGAGCTTCAACCTCGCCAAACCAGAAAGCCTCGGCAAAACGTCCTATCGTGTGTGGTAGCACCCTCCCTGGCACACAATGGCGGCAAAAAAGCCCACCAAAGGCCAAAAGAAGGTCGAGAAAGTGATGTCAGAGTATAAATCTGGCGCACTCAAGTCCAGCTCGGGCAAAAAAGTAACTAGCCGCAAGCAAGCCATCGCCATTGCGATGAGCGAGGCTGGCATGAGCAAGAAAAAGAGGAAGTAACCATGGCCGCCGTAGCAACTACAAAAATTAACCGTTACACCAATACAGTCGAGTACTACGGCGCTGCAATGACCGCTGTAGACGACTGGTTTGAAGTAGGTGCTCACTCTAGTGAGTACACGTTTGCGGTACTTGTTACCGGCGGCGCAAACTTTAAGCTTGCCTTGGAATGTGGCTGCGCTGAAAGCGCCGCGTGGTTTACCATCGAAACCAGCAAAACAATTAGCTCAAACGGCGCCTACACCTACCCATACACAGGACGAGCATCTTCTCGCATCCGCGTACGCATTGAAGAAATTAGCTCTGGTACTCCTAGCGTTACACCTCTTATTGCAGTCGCATATCACGGCTAATGGCAATCCAAACCGTCAACGGAGGCTGTGTTCACATCGAAATTGATGCTGAAGATGGTCTCACCCACGCCACTTTTGTATTCAAATCTCCTCAAAACCCCGAAATCCTCGGCGGCTTCGTATCAATGCTTGCCCAAGGCATCGAAGTGCTGGTTCCTATTTCAGATCCCGACGACGAGGAAGACGACGATGATTGATGCCAAAATAAGTACACAGTAGGAGCCTAGCCGTGGTCTACAGCGCCAACGTCCCGCCAACTGGAGCTGTAGTCAGCGAATCCCCGTTCGTCCGCAGCCTCGAAGTCATCGGCATGATGCCGGACTGGGGCGTAATGGCAGCTGTCACGCGCGGCACGAACTACATCCGCGACATGAGCGAGACTTACCTCCCTCAAGAACCGCGTGAAGACGACGACGCGTACCAAACCCGCGTAGATCGCAGCGTCCTCAGCCCGTACACCAGCCGCCTGATCGAAACCGCTGCTGGCGCCATCCTGCGCAAGCCTATCCACATCGAAGGCGACCCCTACTGGCTGGAGCTTGCACAAAACATCGACGGTATCGGCTCCAACATCAACGAATACGCCCGCCGTGCGCTTGTAAGCAGCCTTACCTATGGCCACAGCGCGATCTTGGTGGACTATCCCGCAGCAATGGGAGCGCGAAATCTTGCTGAAGAACGCGCCCAGGGCCGCCGCCCCTACTTCGTGCACGTCGACGCCCCCCAGATCTGGGGGTGGCGCAAGGAATCCGGCACCAACCGGCTACTACAAGTCCGCATCCACGACTACGACGTTCGCCCGCTGAACGAATTCGGCGAGGAACAGGTCGAAGAAATGCGCGTCATCTACCCCGGCCGCTACGACCTCTACACACTGGGCCAAGAACTGGTCGAGTTCACCGCCACGGGCGGCTACAGCCTCGACGAAATCCCCCTAGTCCCGATCTACAGCAACCGCCGTGGCCTGCTGGTATCCCAGCCCCCGCTGCTGGACATTGCAAATCTGAATATCACCCACTACCAACGCCAAGCCGACCTGATCCACGCCCTTCACATCGCCGCCATGCCCACCCTCGTCCTAGAGGGCTGGGACGACACCACCGGCTCCGCAACGATGGGCGTCAACTACGCCATCGCCATGCAACCGGGCAACAAGGCGTACTACGTGCAGGCCGACGCCACCAGCTTCGACGCGCAGATGCAGGAACTCCAGTCCCTG